AGTACCAAGGTTGAGGTTAAAGTTGACACCTCTTGCCCAGCTTATTACACCCTGACCTACAAACTCTGTGTCTGCCGCATAGCGCACACCCTGAGCGAGTTGTGATGAGCCTCTAATGTTTAGATCATCCAACCACTCAGCTGTCCGTATAAGGTGCATTTTCTCTTTGAGAGGACTGCCTCCTACATCTTCTAAGTTGTTTATGTGGTTGAACATTGCATCTGCTTGGTTTATCTGCTTGGATGTCAGCTTACCATCAATAGACGTAGGCTTTGCAAACTCACCACCTGTGAACTTACCGTACGTGTTTACGTACTTTGCCTTTAACTCTGCAATAAACTCATCCATAGCTGTACGCTTGGCAACTGTTCGTATGCTGTTTATAGCTGACTCAAGCGGGTCTTGTATTGTGGCAAAGCTTCCATCTTCATGCTTTAACCTAGACCCCCTCTTAGAGAAGAACAACTTACCAGTAGATTTGTTGAGCTGTGCTGCGTATTCATCACCCCCATCATCCAGCTGTCTATCGTGTTTCCAGTCGTAGGTAATACCTTCTTTTGCATCTTTATTCTTATTAGCAGCCCACATCTCCACTTGAGCCTTACTCTTAGCAACACCTATTACACGAGTTTTCTCTACTGTCTGACCGTTCTCACGTACTTTGTACAGCTCTGTGAGGAAGTAGTTCTCCTTGTACCTTGTAGGCAACCAGCCTTCTCTGTAAGACAGTGTGATGTCAGGCAACTCATCAAGTGCTGCGCTCTTATCCCTCACTACATACTTAGACTGCTCACCTCCAACACGAGCAGCTGATTTTAACTCTACAATCTCTAACCCATTGGCGTACAGTTTATCTAAATCAGGTGCATCCTCCATAGTCTGGGTAGATGGATTGTACACACGCTTAACATCAGAAGCTGAGACTCTTGTCAGAGGTTTAGCAAAATCTACAGTCTCATCACCAACTCGTAATGTAGCAGTAAAGCCCTCTTTAAGAAGGTTCTTAGTGTGTATTTGATTCTCAAGGAGGAACATGGCATCAAAACCTTTCCTTGTCTCCTTGTAAGCCTCTACATATTTATCAGCTTCTTTACTTGTAGCTCCCAGACCTAGATTTGCAAACCTTCTAATCTCTTTAGGAGAGTATGCCTTCTCTCTTTGCAGACCTCTTGATAGAAGTTTACTTACAAACATACGACCGCTGTTGTTAAGTTTAGATAAAGGGACAAACTTAGATTCTAAACCTTTCTCCATCAGCTTATACTGATCGAATACCGCATTACCTTTGTGTGTTATAGATTTTGCAAATTGTGTATCGGGGTCTGTGAGAGAACTCCTAAGCCTACTCATTGACTTGTTAAGAACCATCCCGTAGTCATCGTCCCCGAACACGACGTTTGCCTCGTCTTCTACCTTGATAAAGAACTCGGTAGCACCCTCAGTTCCTTCATCAAGCACATCCCCTTTACCTGCACGAGATACAACGACACCCCTACCATCAAACATCAGTTTGTTAGCGTCTTGTGCTGCCTCCAGAGTAGCCCATCCACTCTCCCCACTGTCCGCAATAGTGGCGGATGCCTTCCAACCACGTGTAGTCTGCCAGATAGCTGTATCCGCCACCCAAGCCTTACCCCCGTTTACATCCTGTAACGCTGTTTTAAGGTCTTCAGCAAGGGCTATACCCTCTTCCCCGATATAGCTATCGACTCTTGAGGATGCCTCAAACACCTCTTGTAACTCTCTGTCAACACCTAGAGCAGCCTCTCTTACGTTCTCAGGAGTGGTCGCTGTACCCCAGCTTGCGTCTTTAGGCAGGACATACTTCGCATTTAGGCTGTCAACTGTCTCACCTACTGCGGATAGTTTTTCAGGGTTGTTAATTAAGGTTTGTGTAAGAGCTTCGGCTTTAGGGGGGTTGGTGTCTATCACTCTTTGTAATGTAGAGTTAGCTCTTGATGCCTTAAACACGTTACGTATACCTGCTAATACAGGAAAAGCAAACATAGCAGCTTCCAGAGCACCACCAAGGTCAAGTGTCCACCTGTTCCAATCCATATCCATTGGGTCTGTGTTGGCCACCTCATCATCAAAGATTCCGGATAAAGCACTCACACGCATGAAGTCATTACCACCAAACACAAGGCCAGCATTCTCTTTAAGGAACTCATTCATAGACTCGAAGGCTTCTACCTTCTCAGCAGGTGGTAGTTTTGCAACCATGTTCTGAAGTTCTTCGACAACCTCACCGGGGGTAACAAGACCTTTCTTTCCACCACTTAGGAACTCTTGTCCTAGCCTGTACATCATCACATTCTCATACAGAGGGCCAAAAGAAGCTAACACCTCACCAGCTGTACCCCAATCAAGCCCTACATCCCCCTGTACTTCGTCTAGCTTACTCTTTAATGTAGACAAATACTCCACATCACCATCAGCCTGTGTCTCCGTCCAATTATCAAAGACAGACTGTGCAGACTTGGTGGTAGGTTGGTAGGTGTCAGCGCTGCTCTCACTAATAGCTGTGCCCATGTTAGGCTCCCAGTCTCTCAGGCGCTGGTGAGCTACATTGTACAGGTCTTTAGGGTCTACCCTCTCCGGGTTATCATAAGCAATCTGAGCTGCTGTGTTAGCAACCAACTGCTGATGGTTCTGACCTAGCATCGTATGTATTTCGTTTATAGACTCACTCTCTCCTTGTCGAAGGAGGTCTTCTTTAACCAAGTCATACCTAGCAGCTGTGTCTGTACCACCGTATAGAAGGGCAGCTTGTCCTGCTAGCTCATCAGCAACCCTCTCTGTTACAACTACCTTCGACTCATTCTTTTCAGGATTGAAGTCTTCTGAAGGAGGTAACTCATCCCCATTGTAATCACTTGTATCAAGCATTTATAAAGAATCTCTACGCTATTATGAAAAGAAGCTAGGCTTAGGTGGGTTTGGACTCATTATTGCACCCGTCTTCGGGTCAACAACGCCTCCACCTCCCTCTGGAGTCTGTGGAGAAGCTGATCCAAACAGACTAGCACTCTGCATACTAAGACCAGCGATTGCGCTGGCTGTACTAGCCCTTGATTGTGCTTGAGCTGCCTTAATGTTTTGACGACCTATAGCATGGGTAAAGCCTTGCTGAGTATTGAGGAACCCTACGTTTGATGCCATCTCTGACTGAATCCCACCAGCAACACCGCCTGTACGGGAAGATGAGGTAGTCCCCGACACTCTTGCTTGTGTCGCCGCACCTGCCTGTGCAACTCTAGCAGCCCTTATCTGTTTACGCCTCTCACGAGCAGTGGTGTAATCCTGCTTCTTCTGCTCTATTTTCTGTGCTCTCTCTTGAGCTTTAGCTGCCTTTCGGCTTTGATGTATACTGACTGCTGTGCTTCCGGCTGCCAGTGCGAACGCTAGTGCTGGGAGTCCCATTACAAAACCCTCCTATATAATGTGCCATTACTAAAGGTTAACAAAGGTGATAGCTCAAACATTTCTTGAAACCTCTCTATCTTCTTGTCTTTTGGTATTAGTGAAAACACCTCTACCACACCCCTGCTTCTGAACTCATCAAGCACGTTCTTCCACACACCTTTCATTTCTTTATACATTTTCACACTCCACAGGGAAGGCTCTACATTCATGTGTAACAGAACAGCCCCTGTATCCTGCCTCTCTACAGAAAACACCCACCCATCACCTTCAGCCATAACCTGCCTCTCATCAGACACTTGACCCTCCTGATAGAGATAAACCCCAACCCAGTAATTGACAGTCCTTTCCACTTTCTGTGTTAATCTTAAAACTCACAGCTCGTCCCGATCCTCTAACCTTTGTTTTAGTGCTTATGACGGAATACCCATAATCAAAATCATCGGTATCCCCTGACGGTATGTAGTTTCGGTTAAGCCTATATGCTTGGAATTCCTTGCCCCACTTACCGCTGGTAACACTGTTGGAAAAATCCCACTGTGCTTGTACCTTACATCCTGAAGGGAAGTCTGCCTCAAGCTCCCCATCCACTTCATCAAAACCTTTCTCGGTTCTGTTGAAATGTGCGGTCATGTACACTACTTGTTTGTTTCTCTGCGTGTCCCCACCTAGTTCGTAACCTGTGACAAGGTGAGCTGGACTATCCGTCTCACCCCAGTCTAGGAAGTCTACGTTCTCATAAGAGGCGAAGGTAAACTGGTATGTGTCTAAAGAGCCTGTAGGAGACAGTGTTAAATACTTCGTAACAGTCTCCCCTTTTGACGGTTGAGCAGTGGCCACTACCACCTGCTCTCCATTAACAACAACAGGCTCACCGTTCACAACAACATCCTGTATGTCATTGACAATTACAAAGCTCTCGGTTTCCATAAAGGCGGCAACCTGACGACCCTCACTGCTAGTACCTATGGATCGTGGATAGAACGCACCCAACACTGTGTCAAAAACAAGCTCTTTATTGTAACTGTGTCGAAAAGACACCCCATCATAGTCATCATCGTTGTTGTACAGCCATGAAATTTTTCTATTCACACTGTCAAACTTCCCTTTAGCAAAAGACCTCCCTACATCGCTTATGTCATTATAGAAGGACTGTATGGTTGTCTCTGTGATATTCTGGGCATTTAACTCCCCTGAAATCTGATCGGAAGAGAGTACGTATATACCACCATCGCTCCAAAAGTACACCAGATCCTCTGCAACAACTATAGAGTCGGCACTGCTACAGCCTACATTTGTTATCTGGTTAATGGAGTAATCTGTAGCTGTAAAAACGCCGTCTTTACCAGATATTGCCCAAACACCGTTCTCCGCGAACACAACAAGGTTGCTTCTAACTGTAACCATCTCAACAATGTTAGATGCCTCTGCGATCTTTATAAAGCCGCCATCTGTAGTGACTAGAACATTGTCATCCTCGGCGGTAGGGTCAGCCTGTTGGTAGCATTCATTCAAATCTTTAAGGTTGGTAATGTTCCTTGAAAAGAATACACAACCTGTATAGTCAGGACTTTCTTCCTGTTTACCGAGGATGTTGCTGCTTATTCCAGAATAAAAAACCCTATTGGCAAAGGTAGTAACTACGGAAATGTTTCCCTGTTCTTCATCTTCTTGACTAAAAGAGGTACGCGCCTGAGACCTACGAGATTTGTTTCTTTTAAAGGCATCAATAATAAAGTGGCCTTTTGGTGCAGGTGTTGTAGTGACACCTTGCAGGTTTATCCTGCTGGCCTGAAAATCGGGGTCTCCGTCTTTGTTAGTACCGTTACCGATGAGCCTTAAATCGGAGTTGGACGGGTATCCTGTTGTACTTACAGCTGTTCTTGAAGGAGTTAGTCCTGTTATTTCTGGATATCGTGATCCAACAAAGGGAGCTCCCCGCCATCTGACAAAAGAACCTAGATCTATAGCATAGTCTCTTATAAGCCGTTCTATCTGTCTTGCCTGATATTCTGTGCCCCCTAGCCATACCTCCTGGTTCCTTGTCCTACCCTTGTAATCCCTTGTCTCCACCTCTTGAGATATTATTGTTTTAAACATACCTGTGGAATTAGGCCCTTCAAACAGGTCAGGGTATATCTCACCTAAAGGTCTTCCCCGTGATGCTTTAGTGTTATAATGTTTTGTAGGTCTACCGTTCCCAGTGGTTTGCCAACCTTGGTTGTACAGGTTGTACCTATGGGGGGTGCTCAGTGAGGCAGGTCTTTCACTCACCTCTAGTCCGTCAAACACACCCCACAAATCACGCACCTTAATTCTAATAGGGGAGATGTTAAAAGGGTTTTGATCGTTTGTCTCATTTTCTCCGTTGTATTCTATATACACCGGATAGTCCATTTCTGCGCTCGCAACAATCAGAACGCCATTAACACTAGAAAAAGAAAGAGGAGAATTACCTGACAAAGAGAGAGCGTCGTCGTCGTTTAAGTCGAGAGGCTGCCCAACACCATTAGCGTCTTTGTTGAGAAGGTTTCTCGAAAGATTATCCGCAAACAGGTCTACAAACCAAAGGCGTGTTCCTATTTGTACAACACCCACAGAAAGGGCAGGGTTATTCCCTACAGATTTCCAAGCGAAAGTCTTTATAGCATAGTTTTTTATGGACCCAGAAGACCTGCCTATGTCTATATCTGTGCCCAATGCTTCTGTAGTAAACCCTAACCTCCGATTTAAACTCCCATCTCTGTTTAACTCGAAATTAGACAAATCTATAGCAGAGTTTTCAGGAAAGGTTAAGGCAGATGCCTCTGTTACAAGACCTCTCGTGAAGTTGCTACGTTCAATGCTAGTCTTGGCTATCGGCATCTTTAATTTTTCTCACACGTTTCTTAGGAATGTATGTAGCAATAGCTGCTTCGGCTAAGGTTTTAGATGTGTACCTTCCTGAAAGCTCTTTTGGGACTTGACCACCGCCTTCATAGTACACTGTGTACCCGTAAGCATCTTGTTTAGTTGTTAATTTCTTATTCATTTTTTACCTGCTCTCGAATAATCTGGCATACGTATCCCACCTGCTGCTCTCCAGCTTTTACGTGACATAGCGTTACGTTGTCGTATAGCCTGCTGTTCTGCTTTATTATCTGTCAGCTGCTTCAATCTTGAAAAACAAGCTGCTTTAGCTTCTGCCAACAATCGGCTAAATGCCTCGTCAGGCAGGTCAGGAGTGAAGTCGTCAGCCAGTGACCATGCAGGACTGCGATAAGCTACACATTGCGTTTTACTGCTTTGCAGTAAAGCATCCACCGCACTGTCGAAAGAATTGAATACAATCCAATCATCATCAAAACTTGTCCAATAGGAGGGTGCTTGGTTATTTTTAATAGCGAAGGTTACGCCAGAATGGTCTGATACAGACTGTACAGAGTCATCATCTATATTGTAGTTATTTACGATATACAAAAACTCGTCAGGGTATTTGTAATGTATGTCTTGGAATTTAGTACGTGTCTCACCTGTCTTAACTTTGTTGTATTTTATTAACTCTAAACTCTTAACAGTCTCAGGAAGACGCATGTGTGTGGGCTTAGTTAAATCACCACTTGCATCCAATGACATCAAAGACCTCAGATGAGGCCAACTGTCTTTACTATCAATGAGATCGTAAAAACTGCTTTTAACAATACCCGCTACCTGTAAGCTGTCGGGTGTATCGTTAATACTATTAACCTCATCCCCGTCCATATCGGAAAGGATGTCTTGTGTTATTTCAAGTAGAGTTTGCTTAGGCATTATACAAATTCCGGTGTTTGTTTATTTGTGCGAACATACCAACCATTACAGGTTACTGTGTCACCCCCTGTCTCGCAGAGGACGTACGCTTCAGCAGGGTTATCTAAGGTGTTTGTATCCCCCATATAAACACTATACCAAGCAGTTAGTTGGTATGTGCCCGCTGTTCTCCACTCTTGTCTTTTAACAGTAAGGTCGTAAGGAGACCCACCTACTCCGGGTCGGAAAATAATAGTAACATCGTCATTGGCTCCGCTTGTTACAACAGTGAAATCAAAACGAATGTCTACAGAATCTCCTAATGAAAGATGGCTAAAATCAAACTGGTTTGTAGATGTGTTCCAGATGTCAGGATAGCCGGGTATTTTATATGTTGTATTTGTAAAAACACCTAACCCGTCATTAAGAACCTTTTCTTCAACAGTTGCCGCAGGGCTTAAAGAGAGACCTGCATGGTTGTAGTCTTCAACTCCTGTAAGGTAAGGAACCTGCCAGAGTCCTGAACCTGCGCCATTAGCCACATAGACTTGCCCGTTTTCTGCTGTGGAAACACCTTTAGGTTCGTGGGTGGCTACACCTGATATTGTATTATGCTCTATGGCCACTTATCTTCTCCTAAAAAAAATTAAAGAAAGGAGGAAGGCCGAAGCCCTCCTCACATTTCTAGGTGCTACACTTTACGTACAGTGACAACCAATTTACCCTTACCACCTGTACCGCCAGCAGTTGTACCAGACACCAACACAGATACAGCAGTGTCATTAGCCAGAACAGCGTCTTGCGCCCAAGTGCCATTGTAGGTAGATACAGCGTAAGTGCCAGCAGCTCCAGTAGTGTTGTTAAATTCAACACCGTTAGTTGCTACAGACCCATCAGTACCAAACTCGATGTCATTATCTGCATTACCCATTGTAATTGCATCAGTGATCTCAAGAACCGCACCAACAATTACACTACCAGCAGGAATAGTCAAGCCAGTGTCGTAGTCAGCAGAGCCAAGCTCATCACCATCGAAATACAGTACGTAATCACGAGCAGCACCGCCACCCTCAATTACACCACCACTGATAACAGCAGAGTCTTGTGTATCCCGAACCCCATATTGATTGTTTACGCCCAATCCAGCGCTATTTTCGTAAGACATTATTTATCCCCCTTATGCAGTTGCTTCAGCGTCAGAAACAATAACACCCAACGTGTCAACACGCTGAACACCTTCGCCCCAGCGAGCTTTAGTAACAAACTCATCTCGGCCTTTGCTGATGTCTCTGTCAGTTTCAGTAGAAGGAGTTTGTCTCCAAGCTACCATACCCGGTTTACATTGGTCGTCTGCAACACACATGAAAATGTTAGCAACACCTTCTCCTGTTATAGAGTCAGTACCGTCAATGTCAGTACCAGCAGCAACACGAGGAAGACGGTTTGATGTCCAGATCTGCCAACCGTGAAGGCTTGTAACAAACTGGTGTTCTTTATCGAACCCGTCTTTAACAAGTGACTGGAACAAAGGACTAGAAGCGTCCATGTTTGCAGTCAACTGTACTGTTTTAGCAAACGTAGCTGCAACAACAGGATCTACGATTGCAATACGACCAGCCATAGGAACATTGGCTTTGTCGAAAGCTAAACGCATATCAATTAAGTCGGCTTCGAGCATTTGCTCGTTACCACCGCTTGCACGGAATCTGTGTGAAAAACCGTTTACGCTATTAGGGTTCCCGGCTGTCTGTCCTGCGTTCAGTGTCGCAAGGAAACGTGATTCAAAAGTTTCTTGAATAGCACGAGTACCTTCTGCTGCTCGCATAGCTAACAGCTGCTCGACTTGAGCACCGTCTTGACGCATCACATCTGTTAAGTAAAAGGCATCACCAATATAATCAGCGATTGAGAGCTGAACAACATCACTTTCAATCGGGTTATAGGTGATATCTTCGTCTTCTGTGATTTCTTGAATAACAGCACTACCAATAGTTTTGATATTGAGAGTAGAACCATTACCGAAATCTGTTACATTACGGTAGAAAGATGAAGGAAGCAGCCCATCATGCAAGTTTTGCAGGATAAAGCTGGAGTATTGACTAGCTTCAATGAATGAAGCGTTGCTTGAGCTTGTAATAGCCATTGCTGTGTCTCCGTTAAGTTATGTTTTTAGCAGCTTCTGCTTTTGCGGCAGCCCACTTACTTTGAATACCACCATCAGCGTTACCTTTAAATCGAGCCATATAATCAGGAACTTGTTTTTCTACCGGAGTTGCCGAGATATTTACAGAACTACTGACAGTAGGCTGTGGATCTCGAACAGGTTCAGCATTAAACAATTCGACAACGGCTTGAGGCATCTGAGAAGACATCTGAGTAAGTTGACCAACTGACATACCTAGTTGTTTCGCTCTGTTTTCAAATTCTACAGAGGCGGCATTACCAAACTTGTCAGTTAAGGCTTGTTTCACCTTATTTGCATTAGCTTTCTGTTGCTCTTGTTGGGCTTTCGTCTGTAGCATATTTTCTACCACAGATTCGATTGCAGTCTCGTCTAGCCCTGTAACGGAGGGTTGTTCCACTACTTGCTGTTGTGACTGTTGTAAGCTGGAAAGTAACTCTTCAGCACCTTGACGCTTTGCTAACTCCTCTTGCAAATCCTTAACCTGTGAACTCAGTTCATTGATGTGGTTTTGGGCATGTGGGATAGAGTCTAGCGCCGTAGGTACGTCTGCGTACTTCTGCCTACCGTCGTCGGTCTTAATACCTGAGAGCTGGTCAGCAAACAAGCTGTTCGGATCGACTTGCGCACTTGGTTCAGCTGGCGCGGGGGCTGGTGCAGCTGGGTCGGCTTGCACTTGTTCGTTCGCTTGAACTTCGCCGTTAGGGTTACTAACTTGATCGTTCATTTACTTTTCCTCTATGTCAATAAGACTTATAATAGATCGGAGGGCGGTCTGCTCTCCTAGATAGTGAGCTATTTTATCTTCCCAAGAGCTGCTTTCAAAGTGTTTACGAGATGTCATATCTTTTACACTCTTCTCCAGATCCTCTTGTAATAGCTCGGTTAGTCTGTCCAGCACCAGTTTAGCATTCTTTACTTGCTGCTTAACTGCTGCCTTCTCAGATTCTTTATGATCTTTAAACCATCGGGTTTTCATCTTCGCCCTCTATACCTGTCTGTGCTTCTACCTCCAAGTCCTCTTGGGCTTGCTGTACAAAGCGTTGTGTCTCTACTTCTTCAAACACTTGTGCATTGTCACTGAACAACTCAAATCTTTGCAACTGTA